CACTTGGAGTTCAAGAAACTGAAGAGGATGCGTTAGAAACATTACTAGGGAAATAATTATGGGAGCAAGTTCAGCAGGAGGCAATAATAATTCAGGAGGTTCTTCAGCTTATTCAAGACCAAAAAGAAAACCTACAACCGCATTAGCAACTTATTCTGCGGGTGAATTTTCAGGCACAGGTAAAGCAACAAGAACAAAATCACAAAGAGATTTATTGAGACTTAGAAATTTAAAAGCTCCAACAGTACCTACTGGTGTTCCGGGTTCTACTTTTTTAAATGCTACACAAAAACTTAGACAAAAAACTTTAGAAATAAATATAGATTATTTTGAAGGCTTGAAGAAAAGAGGAGCTGCAAAAAATTATGAACTAAGTGATAAAGGTTATAAACAGTATATGGCTGACAGACAAGCAGGAAAAATAACTGCATCAGGAAATTTAAAAGCAGGATTTATGAGAGATGGTGATAAAATAATATCGACAGGTAATGATGGACCACCAAGAGTAGAGGTAAGAAATATTGGCGGAAGAGATGTTCAAGTTGAAGCTCCTACAGAAGCTGAAGTTTCACAATCTTCATCTACAGACACAACTTACGATGCAAGAAAAACAAAAAAGAAAGGTAGAAGAATGACCATCCTTTCAAAAAATTTAGGAAACTTTACACTTAGTAAACCAACATTGCTAGGAGTCTAATGGCAAAAACAGATTTAACTAAAAGCATCATGTCTCGTTTTGATCGACTCAAAACAGGTCGACAAAATTGGGAAACGCATTGGCAAGAGGTTGCTGATTTTATGATGCCAAGAAAAGCTGATGTCACAAAAACAAGATCAAGAGGTGACAAGCGAACAGAAAGAATTTTTGATTCCTCTCCACTACAAGCGGTAGAATTGTTAGCTGCATCTTTACATGGAATGTTGACTAACCCTTCTACTACTTGGTTCACACTAAGATACAAGGATGCAGGTTTAGATGCAGATGATGAAGCAAAACTTTGGTTAGAAGGTGTAACTGAAACTATGTATACAGCTTTCAATAGATCAAACTTTCAACAAGAAATATTTGAATTGTATCACGATCTAATTACATTCGGCACAGCAGCAATGTTTATAGAAGAAGATACAGAAGATTTATTAAAATTTTCTACAAGACACATAAACGAAATATATATTACAGAAAATGACAAAGGTAGAATAGATACAGTTTACAGAAAATTTAAAATAACAGTAAGAGCTGCGGCTCAACAGTTTGGTAATTCTATATCAGAAGAAGTAAATAATTTAGTAAACAAAGACCCATACGAAGAGATAGATATACTTCATGCTGTATATCCAAGAAATGATTTTGATCCTACAAAAAAAGATTCAAGCAACATGCCTTTTGAATCTGTTTACATGGAATATAAAAATGGAAACGAACTATCAGTATCTGGCTTTCAAGAGTTTCCTTTTGTTGTACCAAGATACTTAAAAGCATCACATGAAATATATGGCAGATCACCTGCAATGACAGCACTACCAGATGTTAAGATGTTAAATGAAAT